ATGAAAACACCTGGAACGGTTCGGTTTGTGAAACAGGGCATGGATACCTATGCCCACCACAGCATCGCCGCCGAAGCAGTTGGGTACAGCTCATCCCACATAACGGCCCTGGCAGCGAAGAACGCCATTCGGTCCTTGCGCGCCGATGGGGGACGGCTGTTCGTCCACATGGATGATTTACGAGCGTATCGGAATCGGCCTGCGGCACGTGACACGCTGCTTATCCAGGGCGAGAAGTACCTCGCGACCCGCACTGCTCGGGCACGCTTTCGCTTGACCTACTACGACATCTACAACGCCATACGGCGCAGATACGTACGCGCCGAACGGGTCCAAACCTCGCTATTTGTGCATGAGGCGCAGCTTCTGCGCCTGCTCAGCCGGAAAGGGTTGGTGAACCGTGCCTCCTAATCCACCACTGCCGGGCAATGTGCTGCCGTTAACTCTGGAGGACCTGCGTAACACGTTAACCCAGGAACGCTGGGATTGGCTGCGCACGCACATGAATCTAGCGGTCCTCAGCGACGTTCAAAAGCCTGCCAGCCTGTCACCGAAGCCTGATCAGCGCGGCTGATCGGTCTTCTGGGGCAGACAGCCCCGGTTTCTAACATCCGCGAGCGGCACTGTTCTCCGCCGGTGCCGCTCTATCGGAGGGTCGCGGAGCACAAGTTTCTAACCGAAAGTCGAGACTAGCTATGCCCAAGTACGAGTACGAAATTCTTCTAGACCCCACTGCGAAGGAAATCAATGAATATGCTGCCAAGAGCTACCGCGTGATTGCGGTGGTCTACAACAAAAACTCCAAAGGTATCGAGGTGTACCTGGAGCGCCCGAGCCTTGATCCCTCGCTCGATGATCAGATCACCCTGACGCAAGCAGGCGCCGAATTCCTGGCCCAGGAGGTGCAGCAGTGACCTCCACACTACGCGTAGCACCTATTGGGCGCAAGCCCAGCGGGTCAGAGTTCAGCCCGGCGGTCGCTCCTGAAACGGGCGCCGAAGTACAACCCGCGCATCGTGGCGCGTTTAACGGCTATTTTCAGATTGACGATCTGGCAGAGCGGCTGCTGGCACAGCCACAACGCATTGCCGATGCCCAGCACGACTTTGACATCACGGATCGTATGTATCAGGCGCGCCTGACCGAATTGACGATTGCCGCATTTTCCAAGCCGCTTTTTCCGGGCAAAAAGCCCGAAGACCCACTGCGCCCGGCATCAAACGACACGGAGCGCGAAGCGGCGATCAATCAGATGCTCAGCAATGACCTCGGCATGATTGATCTGGCACGTCAACGCGACACTGCGCTGCGCACGCTTATCCGGGAGCGCAACGAATTCGAGGCGTTGAAGCTGGTTGCTCAGCTTCGGATCAGCGCCGGGAAGTAGCAACTATCCCATGAAGCGAGCCAGCGGGCATGCAGCAGGTCGGGTCAGAGAACGAACACGTACCGCCTCTGACCCGGACAAGAAGCTCGGCTGGCTCTGGAAAAGGAGCCGCCTCGCCACCCAGGACGATTTTAGCAGATTTGATACGGCCCCGTTTCCGGGGCGTGAGTACCGAGTGACATCTGACGGGCGCACCAGCTATCTGATCGTCCGATCCACGGATTTTGAAGCCAAGTTCATCACGTTGATTGCAGAGAGGTAACGATGGTTGACTTCACCAAGCTACTGAAAAACAGACAGGAACAACAGGAGTCTCAACCCATGTCTAATAATTCGCTCGTCGTCCCAGACTTCGGCAAGTTCGATTTCGGCCAGTTCGTCAAAACGGACACGACCATCACCACGACGGACGGTCAGCAGGTGGCGCTGCCGGATGGCGTGTCGCTGCTTGACCTGGAAGGCGGCGGTGGCGGTGGGGAGCCTATCGGCAGCTTGAAGCCGGGGCAGCCCACCGATGAGAACTACCCCAACCAGATCTATTTCCTCCGTCCGGAGCGGTTTGTTGACGAGGCGGCAGGAAAATCGGAATGGAAGCGCATTCCCTACGGCCCGCTTGGCAAGACGCTGGAAGTGTTCCCCATCGGCATCCTGCCTTCGGGGTACAGCCGCTCGTACATGCCCAAGTTCGACCCCCGCGCCGACAAGCAGACGCCGCTGTGCCATTCAGAAAACGGCGTCACGCCGGATGCGCGCTATGCGGGCAAGATCGGCGGCAAAAACACCACCTGCGCGGTGCTCACGCAGCAGGGGCTCAAGGACGTGTGCCCGTTTGCGCAGTGGACGGAAGACGAGAAGGGCAATCGTGTGCCCCCGCCCTGCGGCAAGCAGTATGTGGTCGCCGTGGCGTTCGCGCTCGAATCGGACAAGGGCCGCGAGATGGTGATCGCTGAGATCTATTTCAAGTCCTCGTCCGCCAGCGCCGGGCGCGACCTGGTGCGGACGCTGCTCACGCTGGGGCGTAAGGGTCAGCCGCTGTGGACGCTGCCGGTGCAGCTCCAGGTGTCTCGCGCCGGGGTCGGCAACACGTTGATCCCCGCCTACAAGGCCACGCTGTCCCAGGATACGTTCACGGATGACGACCGCGCGGGCTTCGAAGAGGCGACACGCCGCTGGACGCAGGCCCTGGAAGTGCGTGCGCGCCGCGCCGTGGCGACGGATCAGAATGGTATCGCCGGAACCAACGGCAACGGAAACGGCAACGGACGCCCGGTTGTGGCACGTGCTGCCCACGCTGAGGCTGACGACGAAGCCCTGATCTAAGGGCCACTACTTACTACCCGACAGCCGAGCGGTGTACATCGCTCGGCTTATTTCCCCCCGATTAACAGCAGCCAGGCGAGCTATGAGCACGACGGACATAACCACAACCGCAGAACAACTTGCTGCGCAGCATGGCGTCAAGCTCGGCATTACGGAGCAGCCGCTGGCCTTTTTGAAGGCAGTATGGGGCGTGCTTTCCGCCGGGGCACTGGTGGCGCTTTCTGCCGAGACTGCTTACCTGCAAGCGGGGCAGTGGAAATCTACCGTTTCGATGGACTGGACGCTGATGAGCGACGTGCGAGAGGGACGCTACGACATGACCTGGGCTGCGCAACATAATGCCGCTGAGTATGCCCTCCCTGGGCTGGGTGGCATTTACTGGAATGGCGCCAGCCGCAAAGTCAGCGTCCTCCGCCGTTTTGGCGCACGCGGCTCGCTCGACGAGCTGGAGCAAGTCGGCGCCTTCTGGTGCGACTTCGATTCGGTGAAGCGTGGGTATTCGCTAGAGCAGGGCCTTGACGCGCTGCTCAGCATGCCGCTCAAACCCAGCGCCATTGTCTTCAGCGGGGGTGGTCTCCAGGCCGTGCATTTGCTCTCGGAGCCATGGGCGGTTCCCAACGCAGAGGCCACACGGGAATACAAGGCATACAGCATTGCCCTGTACCGATCGGTTTTTCAGGCGCACGATCTGACGCTTGATCCATCCGTGCATGAAGCGGCGCGTTTGATGCGCCTGCCGGGCTTCGCCAACCGTAAGCCCGAGCGCAAAAATGCGCTGGCGCGGCTGGTGTACTGGAATCCGGAGGCGCGCTATTCGATTGCCGATATCAAGGCGCATTCCCCACTGCCGGAACCCCAACCACGCTCGGTGATTAATCTGCCCACCAAGCCCGCAGGCGAGGGCTTGTACCAGGTAGGACGCGAATTTGTCGCCCACCTGATCGAAGGTGAGCAGCCGGTTGAGCGCCATCCGATGCTCGTCAAGTTGAGCATGATGGCGGCACGCGCTGCCATCCCCCAGGACGATTTTTTGATTCGGGTGCGGGCCATTGCCCGGTCCTGGTTTGGGGATGACACACGGCGCGTGGAGGGCGAGCTGGATCGGCTGGTCGCGTGGGCCTATGAAACCGTGGCCAGTGACGCGGAAGCCATCCCGCTGGGGCGGTATTTGGTACAGCTTACCGATACGGGCTTTGCACTTGCGCCGGAAGTGATCGCCGAGCAGGTGTTTGATCAGACGGTCGCTGCACCTGCGCCAGAACCCGCACCGCTTACCTATTCGCTGGCCGATGTTCGCGCCGCGCAGCAGCAGACCATCGCCGACTATCTGGCGGGCATTATTCGCGGCTTCGGCACGTATCTGCTGCTGCGCACCTCGCCTGGCGGCGGCAAAACACACGCGGCATGGTTCGCCGCCATGTGGTTCGCTCGGCGCTGGCTGGATGGTGGCGCCGACCGGGGCGGTGTGGCGTTCCTCGGGTTGTTCAAACTCGACGAAAACAACTGGCGCGATTATGTGCGGAGCTTCGGCGCCGACCCCAGCCTGTGCTTTTATCTGGTGGCCCGCAATGGCGACCCGAAATCTGCCGGGTATTGCGCGCTGCACCAGGTGGCCGAGGCCGTGGGGCGCAAGGGATGGGTGGTCAAACAAACGCTGTGCGCGCGCTGCCCACAGCGCATGGAGTGTGAGGAACGCTGGTATCTCAGCCAATTCAAGGCGGCGCAAACGGCGCCGGTGCTGCTCGGCAGGCAGCAGCATGGCATGATTGATGAAATCGTGGCGCAGCGCAAACTCGTCATCATCGACGAGTCACCGCTTAATGTGGTGGCCGAACCGTCGATCCTGGCGCTGGAAGACCTGACCATGCCGCCGGGGCTGGCCTATGTACAGGATCAGTATCCGGGCGAATACGCCTTGCTGGCGGAACTGGTCGGCGCGCTGGCCATGCTCCTGGTTGCTAATCCGCGACCGGGCAAAGGCGAGCGCCTGAGCGAGAAACATATCACCCTGGGTGGTCGCCTGGTTATGGAGCGCCTGGTGCAGACGCTTGGTGAGAGCAAGTTGGATGCGCTGTGCGGGCTATCCATGAGTCTGGTGCGCGATGCCGGATCGACCACACTGCATGCCACCACGCCGGAAGCGGTGGCGGCACTGCCGTTGAATTTCCTCCTGTCGGCCTGGGAGATCGTGAGGCACGAATACCAGACCTACTGGAAAGCGGGCGCCAAACGCTGGAACAGCCGGATTGCCCTGTCGGGCGCGCGGCTGCGGCTGTATCCCATGCAGCCCTTCGTGTTCACGCAGAACACCAAGGTCATTCTCACTGATGCCACGGGTGATCCAGACCTGTATGGCAAGGCGTTTGCCTTCCCGAAGACCGTAAGCGGTGAATACAAAAACCTGCCGCGGCTGGGGCACGTGTTTGATCCCGAACTGGAACCACGCGCCAAGGTGGTGCAGTTTCGGGGCAGCGAGAATACCCGCGCCACGGTGCTGCGCAAGAAATCGCAGCGTCGGTCCGAACTCGACATCATCGATGCTGAGGGCAATGTCACGGCCTATTTTGAAGATATCGACAACCCGGCAGTGGAGCAGATCAAACGCATGATCCAGCGCCTGGCCGAAAAACATTGCGGCAGCTTGCTGGTTGTGACCTACAAATCTACCGCGCAGACGCTGCGCCGATGGGCCAAGGATACCGGCGCGCTGGTCAAGGATCAGATTGTCTGGTTCGGGTCGCTGCGCGGCAAGAACGATTACAAGGATCTGGAAGCGGTGATTGTCGTCGGCACACCGCGGATCCCATCCGTTGAAACGCTGCTCGAAGCGCAGGTCTGGTACTGGGATGATCCGCTGCCGGTGGATGCCACACCCGCACTGCGCGTCGCGCCGTATCCAGGGCGATTGGGTGAGGGCTATCAATACCGGGGTTACGCCGATGAGCGTGTAAACGCCCTGTATCTGCACCAGATTCAGGCGGAGATCCGGCAGTGCTATGAGCGCATTCGCCCGAATGCCTCGGACAGCCCGCGTTATGTGTATCTCGCCACAAACTTCCCGGCGAGCGATCACGTGGATGAATTCCACAGTTGGGCGAGCTGGGAGGTCGATGACTGCGGCGCGACGTTCTACGACGCGCAGATCGCTGGTGGCAAGGCTATCTTCCAGAGCGAGTACATCGCCCATGTGTGCGCCGAAACCGGGTGCTCGTGGGACGCGGCGAAACGAAGCTGGGATCGGATTCATGGAACGCGTGCAAAACGGTCGGACATTGAAACCGGCGCACGCAAAAAGCCGAAGCTGGCCCAGGTCGAAGAATGGCTCAGAGCCGATGTAAAGCGGCTAGACATGTCCGCAAGTTGGTCCATTTTTCGGTTAGCGAACGAAGGGCTGGAAGTCAGCGCCATGACTGTAAAAAGAGCGCTTGCGAATGTGAGAAGCGGACCATCATCCGCGCTGCGCCTAAATGAATATATTAAGCCGAGCGCGGATGATGGTCCAAATGGACCAACCGATGAGTCCTTGGAACCGATTCGCCCACCTCCAAAACGACTCACAAAACAAGCGCGTGTGCTGGCATGGCTCCAGGAAGATGCGGGGCGGCATGAGCTGTCCGCAGGAGCCGTTCAAAAAGCGCTGGATATGCAGGTAGGGATAACGACGATCAAACGGGCGCTCGGTGCGCTCCTAGACAAACAAGAACCGAAACAGACCAAGAAGCCAAAACGAGGAAAAAAACATGTTCGCAGAAGCACAAAATGAAAAAACGAGCCTGGCGCAGGCGCTGCGGCCTTATCAGGCAGAATGCGTGAGCGCCATCGTCAATGCCTGGGATCGGCGTGTTGCGAATCCCGGAAATAATCCACGACGCGTGCGAGGGCTAGCAGCGCTGGCCACCGGCGGCGGAAAGGCGCTTTCAATAGATACGGATGTATGGACGCCCGAGGGACCCAAACGTATGGGGGACATCGCAGTAGGTGATTCAGTCATAGGCAGCAACGGCTTGCCTACCAAGGTAGTAGGTGTATACCCACAAGGTGCTCGTCCAGCTTATCGCATAACGTTCTCTGATGGAGCCAGCGTAGTCTGCGACGGAGAGCACTTGTGGGCAGTGCGCACTCGTTACGACAAATACCACAGCAACCAGCACACCAGATTTAACAGTGGAGCATATCGGGTAATGTCCACTTTGGACATTATGCGCAGCAATCTGTCTGCGGGTGAAGGGAATCGATGGTTTGTTCCTGTCGTTTCCCCGGTACAGTTTTATTCTCAGGATTTGCCTATTGATCCGTACCTTCTGGGGGTGCTTATAGGAGACGGCAGCCTAAATACAGGCGTACCTGCGGTATCTACCTCGGATGAAGATATCCTAAAAAAGGTGAACAGCCTACTCCCCAAAGGAGTGTCAATAAAGCATCAAAGTGCCTACGACTGGCGGTTGACTGGGGGAATAAAAGGAAAAGCCAATCCGCTAACCCAGATACTGCGCGATTTGGGACTATATGGGACCAAATCGGACACTAAGTTTATCCCCCAAAAATACCTCTACAACTGCATAGAAAATCGAGTACGCCTACTCCAAGGGCTGATGGATACGGATGGGTATATCGATGTTCGAGGGCGTACCAGTTATTGCACCACGTCACCCCAATTGGCCAAAGGCTTCCAAACCCTGATTCAATCCTTGGGGGGCATATGCTCAATACATACAAAGAAGACGTCGCGTAAACTGGCGTATAACCTATATATATCTCTCCCTAACGAGGTAATCCCGTTTCAATTGCCTCGAAAACGCGATCGCAGGGTTCTACGTACGAAGTATTTCCCTGTGCGATCTATCGTACGCATAGAGCCCTGCGGCATCGCAGAAATGGTCTGCATTGCTGTAGATACGGAAGATAAGCTGTATGTAATTCAGAGCGGAATAGTCACACACAACACCACCATCTTGGCCGAAGTGCTGCGCCAGGTCATACAGCCCAAGCATCAGCGCGCGCTGGTCATCGCCCATACCCGCGAGATTATTTTTCAGCTTGAGGAACGCATCCGGAATCAGTTTGAGGGTGAGTTGGATGCCTACTATGGGCCGCAGTTTGCACCGGGTGTGGGCATTGTGATGGGGCCGAAAGATGCCCAGAACGCTCGCATTGTGGTGGGCACGCGGCAAAGCCTGCACCCCACGCGACTCAAGGAAATTCTGCGGCACGGCACGTTTGACGTGATCGTGGTCGACGAGTGCCACCACGTAAGCGCGGGCAATACCTACTACGACATTCTGGAGGCGTGCGAGCAAGTCAATCCGGATGTGCGGATCGTGGGCTTCACGGCCACGCCGAAGCGCACCGATCGTAAGGCCCTGAAAGTGGTCTTTGATGAGATCGTCTACACCTGGACGATTGTGGACGGCATCAAGTCAGGCTATCTGGTGCCAGTTACACGGAAGAAGGTGAGCACGGGCGTCGATGTATCGGAAGTAAAGACGCAGGACGGCGATTATGCCAGCAAAGAGCTGGTGGACGTGCTGTCGGCGTCAAACTGGGTGGATCTGGCGGTTGATGCCTACAAAAAATACATCCTCGAATCGGGGCGGCAAGCGATCGCTTTCTTCCCGCAGGTGGGCATGTCGGTCATGTTCGTGCAGGAGCTAAAGCGGGCAGGAATTCCAGCCGCACACATCGATGCCACCACACCCAAGGAGTTTCGTGCGCAGATTCTGCGGGATTATCAGGCGGGAAAACTGCGCATCGTCAGCAACATGGCCGTGCTGACCGAGGGCTGGGATGGACCACAGACCGGGGCCATCCTGTGGGCGCGCCCGACCCGCTCCGAGATCGTGCTTACACAGGCTGTGGGACGCGGGCTGCGATTGTATCCCGGCAAGGTGGACTGCCTGATGGTCGACCTCACGGTGGCTGACACAAAAGCGCTCCAGGTTGGCACGCTGTTCGGGCGCATGATCACCTGCCCGGAGTGCAAAACCGAGACCTACAAGGGCTTCAAGGTATGCCCGAGCTGCGGCGCCGATCTGGTCGAAGCCGCCAAGAAAGAGGAAGCGCGGCAGCAGTCGCTGGGGCTCGTCATGTGGGACGGCGGCAAAGGCACGGGGCAGGGGCTGCACGACGAACTGGTGAGCCTGTTCGATGGCATGTCGGCAGCCTGGCACAAGGATCTGAATGGCGAAATCTTCACCTGCGCCGTGGGCTTCAACGCAGGGTGCATGGTCATCCTGCCGCCGAGCTACGCCGACAACGAACAGCGATTGACGGATCGCATCGCCGCCGGACGGCAGATGCTTGGCACACCACTCACGGAAGATCGGCGCCGGATCCTGCAAAGCCAGATGGCGCGCCTGGAGCGAGAACGAACGCGGATCGACCACTACACCGCCTACTTCGTATCGCCGCCGGATGTGGATGGCCTGTGCCAGGTGGACTATCGCCGGGCAAATACCGACCTGGTGAGCCTGATGACCGAGATGGATGGCGAGGTGCTGGCCCGCACCGAGAGTAAGAGCATGGTCAAACGCGATGCCAACTGGCGTAGTACCCCGGCAAGCGACGGGCAGCTCCGCAAGCTGCGTGCCATCCGCGCCAAGGGCTGGTCGAAGAACATGAGCAAAGGTGACGCGGCGGCGCTGATCACCCATCACGAGACTATCCCAATTATCCAGGACTGGATAACGATGGACGTTTTAGCCGAAAGGAAGGCGTAATCATGATCTTCAATGAGGAGAATATCGCCCGCATTCTGGCGGGCAGAAAGACCAAGACCCGCCGCATTTTCGTTGAAGGCGACGAATTGCTTGAGGGCAAAGTGGTCATCAACAAACATGGCAACGCGCGCTGGTGCGTGAACGGTCGAGAGGCCGTGCAAGCCGGGCGCAGCAAGCCCGGCATCGCGCGGATCCGGATCGTGGATCTCGCGTTCGACGCAGACGTGCGTAAGAGCATGGATGCCCATGAGGCAGCCTTGGAAGGGTATTCGCATCCCGCACGGTTCTTCGATGACTGGCTGAGCATGCACGATCCGCTTGCAGCAACCGAGATTGGGGACTGGTTTTACAACAACTCCAACTGCGTGCTGACGGCAGATGAGGCGTTGAAGTACATCTATCTGCCCATCCTCACCAAACGTCCGATCCAGCGCTATCGCGCCTGGGCCATCACCTACGAGGTGACAAAATGACCACCCTCGCACTCATCCCCCAGGAACGGATTGAAGTGGGGCGGAATCACCTGCCGCGGTTGTTGCAGGCCAGTGAGATCGCCATCGATATCGAAACCGAAACCAAATGGAGCGGCACCGGTCCGGAGAAAGATTTCGGACTGAGTTACCCGGCGCCGGTGACCGTGGTGGCCCTGGCGGCACGGACGAGCGGCAAGCCGGGTGATGCGGATGGCATCCTCACGGTGGTTCTGACCGGCGATGCCCTGGACGAAGGGTTCGTTCAGGCGCTGCGCGACATCTTTCAATCGTCGAAAACCATCATTGCCCATAACGCGACGTTCGACTTCCGCGGGCTGGGCAAGCTGATCGGCGGCATCGCGCCGGATCACGTCTGGGACACCTACGTGATGCAGCGGCTGCTGTCTCCGGTTCAGAAATACGGGCTGCTCGACGTGGCGCGGGCACTGGGGCTGGATTTCCCGGCATGGCAAGCGGAAGTGAAAACACGCCGGGGGAAACTGCATGACCTGGAGCCGGAACGCGTGGCCGATTATGGCGGGGCGGATGCACGGCTGGCGCTGCGGATTTACGAAAAGCAGCAGGCCCTGATCGACAATGACAAACTCTTTGAGCTGGCGGACTGGGAATGCCGCGCCATGCGCGAATACTGCCAGATGGCAGCGCTCGGTGTGCTATGGAACCGTCAAGAGGCGGATCGGCGGCTGATTGAGCTGGCGAAAACCCGCGACGCCCTGGCGCAACAGCTTGCCGCCGAAGGGCTGGACAAACCCGGCAGCCCGGCAGCACGCACGAAGTATATCTACGACATCAAGCAGATTCCGCGGCCTGCGGCGGGTGCGGTGGGCTACACGCCGAAAGGGCAGGCGGTGGGTTTCTGGACCGCTGGCGGCTCCTTGTCTGCCGCGGCGGATGTGGTTGAGGCACTCGTCGAGAAACATGCCGAGCTGAAGGCGCTGGCGGATTGGCTGCGGGTCGATTATATGATCCGTGCCATCACCACGCTGGCCGAACATGCGGCGCTGGATGGTCGGATTCACAGCCTGATTACCATCGCCACCGAAACGGGGCGGCGGTCGTCGGGCAATCCCAACGTGGAGAACCTGAAGATGGAAGCGGCGCCGGATGACCCGGCGGGCAGCATGGCCGGGCTGCTCACCGCGCCGGATGGAAGCATGCTCATCGAGATCGATTTTTCGAACGCTGAAAACTGGGCTGCCGCCATGCTCAGCGCGGACAGCAATCTGGCGAAAGCCTGCGCCGATGAGGATTTTCACAGCGCGATGGCTGCCCACTACTTCCCGCAGGCCTGGCAGGCGGCGGATGCCAAAGAGCGCAAACGCCTGCGGCGGATGGGAAAGAGCGTGACTTTCGGGACGGCTTACGGCATGGGCGCTGAGAAACTGGCCCTGCAAATCCGCATCAGTCTCGACGAGGCCAAGGCCATTTTGCAGGCCAAGGATATGGCCTTCCCCAACGTAGCCGCCACCAAGCGCAAGGCGGCAGAGAAGGCCGAACAGCAGGGCTATATAAATCTGTGGACGGGGCGTGCCATCCCCGTAGATGCCGAGCGCAGTTACATCGCCTGGAATTACTGCTGCCAGGGCGCGGTGGGAGAGATGGTCAAACGGGCCATCGTGCTAATCGGCGAGGCGTTCCGTGAGCGTGGCTGGCGGTCGCGGGTGGCCATCGACATGCACGACGCTCTGATCCTGGAAGTGTGGGATGAAGAACGCGACGCGGCGCTGGCGCTGGCCTCAGACATCATGGAACACATCATCCCGGAGAAGTTCAATCAGCGCACCACGCCGAACATCCGGTGGATCGCCCGCCCCAACCTGGCGGAAAACGCGAAGAAATGGGGCAAGGGCAGCGCGCACGACGTGGAGCAGCAGCCCGAACCAACCCCGGAGAAACCACGCACACGGATCCGGGTGGATTACGAGGATATGGGCTGGTCGGGCGAGTTGGAACTGGAAACCGAGCCAGGTCCGCACGGGTCGCGCTGCACGGTGGAGAGCCTGCGCAGGTATTACACCGGGTTGCTGGAACGGATTGGCCAGCTTCTCACGGCGCCGCAGGAATGCCAGATACCGGGGCCGAATGGCGGCGTGGTGACCGTGCAACTCGACCTGATCAACTGGGCCAAGGTGCCGTATCACTGGCTGCGCGTGGCGGATACGTGCAACACGGAGGGATTGGCGGGAATGGATCGGGAATTCTTGGAGCACGAAGGGCCGCGCCGCGTGGCATGGCTTTCGACGTTGCAGGAACGCTACAACACGGCTCAGAAGTGGTTAGCCGCGGTGGGGGGAGCTTAGCGATGGTCCCTACCTTGATCTTCTGCGCAGACGGCAACCGAAAGTTTGCGGAGATTGCCGTCCGTCAGGGCTTCAAATACGGTGCTCAAATGCCGAACACCGTATATTACCCGCCCTTTTTCACAGACCAGAACTGGCGCACACCAGATCGAAAGCGCTATATGGAGGCGGTGGCGCACTATCAGCCTTCGTTGGCTACAGTCCTGGATTGGGAGCGGCCCGAACAGCTCTCAGAAGTTTTGAGTTGGGCGGAAGAAGCTGCGCAGTGGGTCAAAGACAGCGTAATTATCATCCCCAAAGTTGTGGGTGGTATTCGCCAGTTACCGCGGAAAATCGGCAGTAGGACCGTCCGATTGGGTTATTCTGCGAGCAGCAGTTTTTCCTCAACGCCCGTGGCAATCGACGAATTTCGAGGTTGGCCAGTTCATTGCCTTGGCGGAACCGTCCGCACACAGCGCTGGTTAGCCCGCTTGTTGGATATAGAGAGCGCTGACGGCAACTACATCAAGCGAATGGCCCAAATGTGTATGGTGTTCTCGCCTGGCACTCCTGCTCGGAATCACAGTTGGCCGAAGCTTCGGGAGATTGGTTGTTACCAGCAAAAAGATGCGATCTACACGTGCTTTGAACTTACCTGTATAGCCGTGCGGATGACCTGGGAAGGCGCTAACAGCGGAGCAATTCGAGAAGCTCAGCATGATTGGCTGGAATCCCACGGCCATACACCTGCGAAGCAGCTAACCATGTTGGTGGAGATGGTATGAGCGCTACTTCGTTTGGCCGAAAGGAAGGGAAGCCCGAATCCACATCGGGCCTCTCTGTTTTGGCTGGGGTATTGCCTGATCAACCCTTGATCATCTTATTCCCTACTATCATCCTTTTCAGTTATTTCGTACTCCATTTTGGTGGTTACCTGATACTTCACTTATCAAATAGAACCAACGGAATTTCCGCATTTTTCTCTGGGCCAATGGATATACGATTATTTCCTCGGCTATCTTCTGAAGTGGGGTACCAACGACAGGAACAAAATCCAATGGTATCGTTGCGTAGGATACGATATTGCGTAGTTTGCCTATTCCACGCTCCACTTGGAGAACTTCTCTAAAAACTTGATTGGCGAATTCATGATCGAATTCCGTCTCATTCTCGACTGCATTCTTGACGAGCCCACGTAACTCAGAGATTCGCTTGTCTTGAAGCGCTTTCACAATAGCCTGTGGTGTCCAGAGTGTGAACTCCGGAAAAGAGACTGTGAAAAGGGATTTGAGCTTGTCCATTTGACTCTGTCCTGGAGGATTCGCTTGACCGATGCGCAGGAATTTCAGGTCATAGAATGGCCGCATGTCCGCCCAGTCATGAAAAGCACAATCGAAATGTTGGGCCAGAACCAAATTTGCATTGACGTACGCCAGGTAATCCCCGAGAACATGCGTCAGCACTTCACGAGAAACAGCCCGGCGACGGGCCCTTGACGAGTTGAGTGCTTCATCTATGAGTTCACGGCGAAAGGCATAACACTGACCATGCATATAACAACTTATCAAGTAATGATAACGATCCTGGATTTCGGCGTCCGTAGTTTCCGCCTCGGCTGAACCACCATCCGGGTCGGAGTTTATCAGTGTTTCAAACGACTGACGCCAAGAAAGTACGGATTCCTTCAAAGGGAGGACCCATTGATCCAGTGCCTGGATTTCCGTATTAGTCATTTTCTCCAAGAGTGGTCGATTTGCTTCGATGACACCGCTGAAATTTTCCAGGCGTACAAACCCCTCTTCATGCAGGAGCTTGATGATATCGGAGGTCTTAGCGTAGATATCCGAGTACGCCCATTCATCGACATGCTCAATATGCATTAATCGATCAAAGGACTCTTCATCAATAATCAGCTTGTTGCAAAGTAATAGCATAGAAAAATCCGGCATCACGTGCCGATTCACTACCGACAGGGTATGTGGAGGGAGGTGGTAGAACGGGTTTTCCTCTCTTTTTCCTAGATGGGACAAGCCAAACGCAGTAAGCATTATGTCCATTGCGCAAGCCTTTCGCAAGCAACCAACTAATAACTATTATACAAGTAATTCCTTCGGAGATGGTCGACCTCCCCGACCAAACACAGACTAGCTGAAGCAGTGGCCCGGAGCAAGAAAGCCTACCCCTTTAGCCATCGCCCTCTATGCTTTCAGTGACTCAATGCAACATATCTCCTGATTAATCGAGCATACGTAAAGGGCAGTTTCCGGGCATACACTGACCGTAAGCAGGAGGGACAGCGCGTCGGGGTTACGCCCATCTGCTTGCACACACTCGTTTTGCCGGATCTTTTGTCCCTGACGCGCTTCGCCACACACAGAACGTCTCCAGGCGCTGAAAGCGCGTGTGTGGCAATCCTAAGAAAGGGGTCAGGGTGGTAACCAAAGAAGTGTTGGACGCTGGAACCGTCGTCGTCTTGGCGGTTGTCGTGATCAGCCCGCTGATCGCGGTGATCGGCTTTATGGCGCGGTGGGCCTACAACGGAAGCAAAGCAAACGCAGATGCGACCAACCGATTGAATGCCACGCTGGTCGAAATGACGAAAACCTTTCAGAGCAATACGGACGCCCAGGTTGCGACCGAGCGGCGCATGACGTCGATTGAAACTAAATTCTCGGACCTGAGCCACAAGATCGACAAACTGCCGGAGCACATGAAGGTGGGCGTGGTGGAATCCCTCGACACTTTTTTGGACAAATTGACGCTGGCGCTGCGCGAATCGGGCAGCGTGCCCGCAACGTTTAGCATGAACCATCGTCGGCGCGGGTTGCTGGATATTCTGACAGGACGGTGAGATGAAACGTCTGATTCTTTTCCTAATCATTTGTGATCTCTTGCTGTCGATATGCAGCGTGTTTGCCGATACGGGCAAAGCCCCACAAGAGCCTGTTCCGAGTGGACCCTATTTCTTTTCTGAGGCGACCGGCTACCTTCCACTGACGCGGTTAGATCCTGCCTGTGTGTGGGATCAGACGACGGATCGTAAGCTTCAGGTCGCGGGCACCTGCGGACAGCCCGCCAAACACAACAAATACCAGGTGCTGGCCCACAACCGGGATTGTGACCCCATAACGGGTTGCCCTGGATTGCGCTGGGGTGGCTATGACGGCATCAATGCAGGCATCGCAGAATTGCGTGTCGGCGACATTGTGCAATTATTTGACGGTGAGCAGCGGCGGTACGGCGTAGTGGTTGCTGCGTTCCAGGTGCTCAACGGGTCGCCCTCTCCACAAGACGAATTTGAATGCGGGAATCTATGCGGCACGGCGGCTACCAGTTTCGGCACGTGGCCCAACATGGGCTATTGGTTGGTGAGGATACGCTACCAATGATGTCCTGCTTGCTGATGCTTATCGGATTCTTTTCCGGCATGTTGACCGGGGCGCTGCTGATGGCGGTAGATCGTTGGACGGATTGGCGCGCATGGTTGCGCTTATTCCGGCAGCGCTGGGAGAAATAGGCGATGGTAAATCCTTGCGCACCTAAGCGCCCTGCGGAGAAGCCGCCGAAAGACGAATCGGAAGCGCTTACTGATCTGCAAAAGCTCTTTATAGAGCATTATTTGCAGTGCCTGAATGCTACCGAGGCGGCAGTGCGTGCAGGCTATGGTGCCAAGGATCGACATGGTTTTCAATCAATCGGGTCCGAAAACTTGTCAAAACCTATTATCCGTCAGGCCATTGACGCGCGCCTGAAAGAGGTAGCCATGGGCACCGATGAAATTATTGCCCGTCTGGCGTCTCAGGCTCGCGGTTCGATGGATGATTTTATCGATGCCGAAACTGGGCTACTTGACTTCAAACGCGCTCGTGAGGCAGGCAAATTACATTTGCTGAAGAAGGTTCGCGTTCGCGCCAAGAAAACCTTATCGGGCACGATTGTGGAAACCGTTGAGTTTGAGCAATACGACGCCCAGGCGGCGCTCATCCATTTGCACAAGATGGCTCGGCTGGACAAGGGCCTGCCCTCCGAAATTATCGGCGCGCTGCCGGAGCTGTTGAACGAGCTGCAAAAAGCGGGCATCAAGCCTGTGGATTATTTCGCCCACGTGCGGCGGTTGATTCAGGAGGCTCGCGGTGCTGACAGCGAGTAGCTTAGCAGAACGATCGCTGGCGTGGGTGACAGGCGTTACCAAACCGCACTCCAAAGAGGTGACGGCACGTCTGCATCGTTCGGATCCTCCCATGCTCTATGAGACCCAAGGCAGCACAATCCTGCTGAACTTGCATGAGGGTCAATATCGCGCCTGGAACAGCGAACGCCGGATTGTAGCCATTGTCGCGGGTTCGCAGGGCGGCAAAACATCCTTTGGTCCATGGTGGCTCTATCGGGAGATTCTACGCTGCGGCGGCGGGGATTATATTGCCGCAACAGCTACGTTCGATTTGTTCAAGCTCAAACTGTTGCCTGCCATCCGTGAGGTGTTTGAACACGTCCTCCGGATTGGGCGCTACTGGTCGGGGGATAAGGTGATTGAAATCGCCAATCCGCATACCGGCGAGTTCAAAGCGCAGCGGGCAGATGATCCGATGTGGGCACGCATTATCCTGCGCTCGGCGTCAAGCGCAGGCGGTCTGGAATCCACGACCGCAAAAGGTGCGCTGCTGGACGAGGCAGGGCAGGATGAGTTTTCGCTAGATGCTTACGACGCCGTGACGCGCCGGTTGACCCTGCACCAGGGTCGTATTTGTATCACTACCACGCCTTACAACTTAGGCTGGCTAAAACAGCAAATCATCGATAAGGCTGACAGCGACCCGGATATTGATCTGATTCAGTTTCCGAGTGTCGAGAATCCGGCATTTCCCCCGGCGGAGTTTGATCGCCTGCGGCAGAAGCTGCCCGACTGGAAGTTCAACATGTTTCATCTGGGGTTGCTAAAACGACCGCCAGGCATGATTTACTCGGACTTTGTGAATACCTATCGGGAAGAGGGTGGTCATAAGGTCCATCCGTTTGCGTTGCCTACGGAGTGGCCGCGATTTGTCGGTGTTGATCCTGGCGCGGTACACACCGCAAAAATATGGCTGGCACACGATACAGGCCATAACGTCTTTTACCTGTATCGCGAGAGCCTGGAAGGCGACAAAAGCACACCAGAACATGCGCGGGGTGCGCTGGAGCTTGCCGAGAAACATCGCGAGCGGGTGATCACCTGGCATGTGGGGCAAAAGGCTGAAACACAGCAGCGCCTGGATTGGAAAGCTGCGGGGGTGCCGAACGTAAAAGAGCCCAGCGTCCATGATGTGGAATCCGGCATCGATCGCGTGATCCAGCTCTGGAAACAGTTTCGGCTGTATGTGTTTGATACATGCAGCGGCATTCTGGATGAGATCGGGCGCTATCGCCGAAAGGTGGATGCGCAGGGCAATACGATGGATGAAATTCACGAGAAGGCCACCTTTCATCGGTTGGATGCCTTGCGTTATGTGGCGATTGGTGTGGGTGAAACGCAAGCTACGCTGCGCCTGGAATCGGCGCCGAGTTTTATAACGGAGCGTCGCTGATGTTTGGATCGCTCGTTAACCGTGCCATGTATGCCGTGCGGGGCTTCATTGCGAACTGGAACGCCTATAATGTGCCGTCCGAGGAATATGCCTTCAACAGCTACGACGGTCGGCAGTGGCGCTATCACCAGGCGTTGCATTATTACAGCAACACGGTGTATTCAGTGGTCAATCGTTTTGCCGAAGCCTACAAGAGCCAGAATCACCTGTACAAACACATCCGCGCCATCTATAACCCGGTGGCCCGGCTGGTGGAGTTTTATCCCGGCAAGGTGTACGGCGGCTCAATTGATTACGAGAAGTTGCAGAAAGGCGCCGTGCCGATCGGTATGGCGGATGAGGCGCTGCGCGAGGCTATCCGGCAGATTTTTCAGTGGTCTACTTGGGGTGTCCATAAATCGTTGTATGTGCGCAATGGCGCGTTATACGGCGACACGGCCCTGAAAATTGTGGATGACCGCGACGAAGGCCGCGTCCGGCTGGAAGTGCTTGACCCCCGAAAAATCAAATACCTCGAAAAAGACGAGGTCGGCTGTGTGAAGCGGATCGTCATCGAATACCTGGACTGCGATGATGATACGCCGCTAACACCCATGGGAACTACGAGCAGCAGCGCAATACCGTATGTCAAAACCGAGATCATCGACGAGGAATCATTCCGGACGTTCAAAGACGGGCAGCCGTTCGCCTTTTACGAAGATGCCGATGGGCGGAAGGTAAGCGAGTGGGATAACGAATACGGCTTTGTGCCGGTGGTGCTGACGCATCACAAACAGCTCGGTCTGGAATATGGCGGCTCGGCATTCCATACCCAAGTCTCCAAGATAGATGAGCTGAACGACGCAGCGAGTCTACTGAATGATCAGGTACGTAAAGCCGTGCAAACCATCTGGTGGGCAGCGGGTGTAGCCAAAAGCGGCGATCTCAGCCCGTCATCCGAGAAACGCGATGATGTGCCGATGGTCTATGCGCCCGCCGGATCGCAGCCTTATCCGATGGTGGCGCCGACAGATATTTCGGCGGCGCTGCAAAACATCCAGGAAATGCTGAGCGAACTGGAGCGTGACCTGCCGGAACTGTCGATGCACCGCTTGCGTGAAGGTGGCAATTTGACGGCGCCGGGTGTGCGCTCGGCGTATTCGGACGCGATTGACCGTATTACCGACGCGCGGAGCAATTATGATGATGCCCTGGTGCGTGCGCTGCGCATGGCGATTTCGATTGGTGGCCTGAACCGTTACGACAAGTTCCGCCCATACACCATCGATTTTTACCGTGATGGCGATGTGGATTTTTACATCGCGGATCGGCCCGTGGTGGCGGACGAATTGACCGAAGAACAGACGGTGAACTATTTGCTGCAATCCGGCGCGCCCAAAGACGCGGTGTGGAGTCGGTTGGGCTATGACGAGGAGACGGTCATGCAGTGGAAAGAGGAATCAGATGCGCAAGCACAGGCCCCTGACGCCGCTGAATCTGCGCCAACCGATGGATCATCTGCGCCTATGCCCATGGTTACGGGGCAGAAGATGCCGAAGGCGCAGGCCACGGACACGAGCCACCTGACAGATCAGCACCTGAGTAACTTGTTTGACCAGTACCAGCAGATCAAGAAGGGGTTAGGCAATGGTGGCTAATCCGTGCGGCATTGACGGTGATCCCGCCTACAGCGACAAGCTGGTAGAGATCTACAGCGCGGGGGTGCGCCGTATGGCGGATAAACTGACCAGTGGCGAACTGTCGCTCGATGCCTGGCATCAACAAATGAAAGATGCCATCGACAAGATGTTTGTCTTCCAAGGAATGGCCGGGGTGAACGGCGACCGGAGCCGCGTGGATAATGCCACGCTGCGCAAAAGCATCGAGGAACAGTATCACTACCTGGACCAGTTTGCTACAGACATCGAAACCGCTTTTCAGAGCGGCCAATCGCTCGGCTTCGTGGCCAGCCGCGCGGCGCTGTATGCCGGATCGAGCAAACAAAGTTACTGGCAGCAGGCCGTGGAGGTGGAATTACCCGCATATCCCGGCGACGGCAGCACGCAGTGCCTGGGGCATTGCGCCTGTGAGTGGTCGTTGGACTGCGACGGGCAGGGCAACGTGCTGGCGACCTGGGTGCTCGGTGCGGCGGACCACTGCCCGGACTGTATAGCGCGGGCTGCAAAATGGGCTCCGCTGGTAATTGAGGCCGCCTAGACTAAAGGAGCATACATAATGGCGTTTATTACGGGGACAATTAGTACAAGTGGCGATAACACGATCATTTCGGCGCCGACAGCCAATCAGCACATCATCATCGATGAACTGTCGATCCAGAATGAGGCCGCAACCGCCAATACCGTCATTTTGAAGGACGGGGCGACCGCTTTTGCGCGGCAGTTACTTCAGAACCAGGGTGCGTCGTTCGCGCATTACCCGACTGATCCGCCCGCGCAGATGTGGGAACTCAGTCTCGGCGCGGCGTTCGTGCTGAATCTGAGCGCGGCAACGGCGGTTGGCTACAGCATCACCTACCGAATTAAGTAATTTTCCGGCTTGCCCAGGCGCGACTTGCTGGACGAGCCGAACTCGAACAAGTCTTATCGGCGAAATTCGCGACTCACGGCGCATGTGAGGGAGAAGAAACGATGGTAGACGAAGTTAAAACGCAGGAAGGTACTCAACCGCCTCCGGACACCACACCGGACAAAAGTGGGAAGGGCGATGAGGGGCAGCATCCTGCATGGCTCCCGGACCGGCTTAAAGAAGAGCGGAAACTGGCCACCAACAAAGTGGTCAAGACATTGGGCTTCGAGAAGCTGGACGAGCTGACGGCGTATTTGGAGACGGCGCGCAAGGCCGAAGCGGACAGTGCCAAGGCCAAAGAGGCTCAGTTGACTGAAGCGGAACGGCTCAAAGCCGAACTGGACAAGCTCAACGGCCAATTGGCTGAGCAGATGGCTGCGCTGGAGCAGGAACGCAAGAGTCGGATTGTGGAGAAAGTCGAGAGTGCTGTACGCGGCGCAGCGGCAGAGGCAAAAGCGGAAATTCCGCAGGATGTGCTGAACCTGCTGAAAGCGGAAGGAAAGCTCGACGTGGAGACGCTGATTGACGAGCAGGGCGGGGTGAAAGCCGACGCCGTGAAGCCGTTGATCGACGCCGCTAAAAAGCTCCGCCCGAACTGGTTCGGCAGGGGCGGGATCGGCTCGCCCTCGAATGCGCGAGGCAGCGCCATGGAGCCAAACGCGGCAGAGAAGCAGCAGATACGCCAGCAACAAGCGGCGAACCTGCGCAAGAAGTTCTAGGAAGGGATTATGGCAAACCTAACAGTGACGGCCTCGACAGTCCATGTTGTGGAGTCCTATGAGCAGGCAACCCTGCCCGCAGCGGCGGCCATTACCGCCGGGCAGGTGATCATCATCGACAGCAATGGCAAATGGGCGCTCGGCAACGCCACCACCGCGGCCAACGCGGGCAATGGGCGCCGGGCGATTGCCGCCAAGTCGGTTGCCGCAGGGCAATCACTGACCGGCGTGTATCGCGGGCTGCTTGACACGCGCGGCGCACTGGATGCGCTGGCCTTCGCCGCGTCGGTGTTTCTGTCGGATACGGCAGGCACACTGGCCGACACGGCAGGCACCGTTTCAACCATCGTTGGGCAGGTCGTTGCAGGTTGGGGCAGCGGCGCGACGGCGGACAAATTGCTCCGCTTTAACGGGTAAACCAGGGAGCAAGAGAGGTAAATCATGCCAAACATTACAGCCTTTGGCTTTGCAGAACTCAAGGACCTGTTCTCACAGCGCATCATCACGGTGTCTGCTGAGACCATTCAAACCGCCGTCATCCAGTCGTTTATCGAGCACAACCGGCAGATTGAAGCGCTGCTGAGCAGCCTGGTCAAACGCACCACGGCGTTCAAATATCGCTATCAACTGCCTGCTGGTGGTTCGCTCCAGCCGCTGGATGAAAAGGGCAACCCGGTGCCCGTCCAGCCGTCGGGGTTCTACGACGTAGGTCTGCCGCTCCAGGGCGCCGGTACGGCGTGGGGTACGGACCGCGTCTCGCGGGCGATGATGACCGTGGGCGATGCCAATCGTTTCACGGTGGACGCGATGGATCGGGATGCAGACTGGATGCGCCGCCACATCCTGAATGCGATTTTCAACAATGTGGCCTTCACCTATGCAGATGATCGCTACGGCAACCTGACGGTACAGCCGCTGGCGAACAACGACGGCACGGGGTACGTGCTGCGCGGCGGGACGCTCGACACCGCGCAGAATCATTTCTTCGCGCAGGCAGCGGCTATCTCCGATGCGAACAACCCGTTCCCGATTCTTTATGGCGCGCTGGATGAGCACCCCTCGAACTCGGGGCCGTACCGCGCGTATATTCCCACGGGGTTGGTTTCCACCGTGCAGGCCATGACCAGCACGAGTTTGCCGTCGCTGACGCCGCTCGTCTACGGAAGCGGCATCACTCGCGCGGCAGACAGCATCAACCCCGACGACAAGACCTATGGCGCGTTGGTCGATCCCGGCAACTTCGGTGACCGGTTCATCGGCTACAACAGCGGCATGGAAATCTGGGAGTGGACCAGCTTGCCCGCCAACTATATCTACGCGCAGGCGATGGGCGTCAACGACGTCGTTGCCATGCGTGAATATGAGGCGGCGGAATTGCAGGGCCTGTTCCCCGAATTCTGGGATGTGGACGGCAACCTGATCGTCAACCGTCTGGTGCGTTACTGCGGCTTTGGAATCAACAACCGGGTGGGTGCAGCGGTGTACCGTATCGGTAACGCCAGTTACGCCATCCCGAGTGGGTACACCACCGGGTTGATGCCTGCTTAAGGAGGCTGACGATGGCTTTAACAACAGGCCACGCAGCGCGGCGCGGTCGGGCGATAGAACGCCTGACCGCCCTCATGCAGGCCATCAGCGACAAGGTGGGCATCTCCGGCCCGAAAACGGACATGCACAGCATCCGCACCGGCACGGATCCGTTCATCGCGCAGATGCTGGAGGTCGAAGCCTTCGGTGACTGGGCCGCCCAGTTGGCGGAAAAACTCGGCGTTGAGGTGCCGAGCACGGAGCCGTTGGAACCGGCGCCCGTCCTGCCCTTCGATGGCATACCGCTCTCGGGGTTGCAGACGCTGGCGCGCGATCGGGGCATCGCCTTTGACGAGACGACCTCGGAGGCGGAGCTGCGGCGGAGCTTGCGGCTGCACCATGGGTTCCCGATCGGCGACGTGGAGGAACCGGCCCCGGAACTAGACGCCGATACCGATGTGGAATTCGGCGCGCTGACGGTGGCACAACTGCGTGACCTGGCCGCAGAGCGCAACGTGGATGTGAGTGCGTTGAAGCGCAAGGCGGACATCGTTGCCGCTTTACATAATGCGGAGGCCAAGACCGAATGACCACACTGGATCAGGCTACACGCGGCGATTTGATGGCTGACCTGGGCATCGACAATACCCAGATCGTGACCATCAGCGGATCGCCGACAGGTGGTACGTTCACCCTGACCTACCAGGCACAGACGACCTCGGCGCTGGCCTATAACGCCACGCCCGATGCCGTACAGGCGGCGCTTGCTGCGCTGTCCTCGATTGGCGCTGGAAACGTGAGTGTGAGCGGAGATCAGGGCGGACCGTATACCGTGGTGCTGTACGGCGGGTTGCCGCAGACGGCCTTCACGGCGGCGAGTAGCCTGACCGGTGGCAGCAGCCCGGCGGTGGCCATCGCGCAGGTGGTAGTTTTCACGGACAGCGCCTTGCAACGGCTGTACGACCGGGCGACGGCGGACACGACGGATCGGATCTACGAACGCGCTGTGGCCTATGGTTACCGCCAATTGCTGAGCACGGCGCTGAGACTGCATGACATTCGCACCGGCTCGGTGAGTGAATCGCTGAGCCAGGTGGTGGATAACCTGCGGGCGCAGTATCAGCACTGGGCCGATTTTGCGGGCATCAGTGGCGGCGTGCTTGTTATGGGCGCGTTGTCGTATGCCATCGATGAGCCGTATTCTGCCACGATGGAAACAGCCATTGAGAACTACCTAACGATGTATCGGAGCAGCTAACCATGCCGAATTTGACGAACTGGTTCAATGTGCGAGGGCGGTATGTGCAGCCCAACGACACCACGGAAATGAATGTGGTGCGCGGTGAGGTGCTGAAGCGTCTGACGGACACCGGTACGCTGGAAGCGCAGCGCCCGACCCTGGATCGGTTCGGCGCGCCTGTGGGCGGCTGGACGGTGGTGTTGCAGGATGTGCCATGCCTGATTGACGCGGATATGCCGGGTGGCTCGATGGCCCAGACGGCAGGGGATCAGGAAACGATCCGCAGCATGAATCAACTTTACGTCCCGGTGGGCACCCCGCTGGCAGTCAACCAGCGAATCACGGTGCGAGGGACGGTGTATCACATCGTTGCCATCGACGACCGGCTGACCTACGGCGTATACGCCGGGGCAGTCGTGGAACGGCAGCGCTAAGGAGTGGAGATGTACACCGATTTTATCACCGCATTGGCGGAGATTTACACGGTTTTTCGGCGCGGGCATGTGGGCAGTGAGCAGCAGCCCGTGCTGGACAAGATGGCGGCCACGCTGGACGCCACGCTCGGCAAGCCGGTCAGTGGATTGACCGATGCCGAGATCCTGGCGCTCAGTGCGCCAGAGCCAGCGCCAAAACGCAAGGAGAAAGGCGAATAACCTATGGCAGCACTTACGATTACGGCGGCAAACGTCCTCGCCAGCGCCAACTCGCGCATTGTGCAAGAGACCGCAGGCGTCGCCATTACACAGGGGCAGGCGTTGTACAAAGACGGCGCCAGCAACACCGTGAAACTGGCGTCGAGCACGGCAGCAGCGACCGCCGTGTTTTACGGCATCGCCTTGAGCGCCGCTGGTGCCAGTCAGCCAGTGTCCGTGCTCGTGTATGACGATGATTTCACGCCCGGCGGCACGCTGGATCTGACGGCGGCGGCAGGGAAAGGCATCTATGTGCTGGGCGCGACGGCAGGCGCTATTCACCCGGTGTCGGACCTGGTGGCGACCTGGATCCCGGTGGTTGTGTTCGTCGCCAAGAGCGCGAGCAAGGCGCGGTTTAACCCCGTGCTCGGCTCGACCGCGCTGAGTTAAGCCCATGCCCGCCAACACGTCGGTTTTGGATGCGCTGATCGAGGAACTTCCGGACCGCCTCAGCGACTGGTGGGAAAACACCGTCACAAAGGGCGTGGTCGCGGATCTGAAGGCGCAGTTCAATACCTCGCCGCCGGGACGGATCTACATCCGCAACGGCGTGCCGCATGTAGCCTCGCGCCCCGGTTATCCGCCGAACGTGGATACCGACGCGCTACGGCAGAGTGTGCATTACGTGATGGACGGGCTGTTGCGTTCGCTGGTGATGGACGGCGTGCCGCACGGGGTGGTCATGGAATTTGGCACCACTGATGGACGCGTTGAACATCGCCCCTGGTGGATCCCGGTGATCGATCGCTGGCGGGACGGCAAGCTGATTGCCGCCGCCCAGGCGTTGAGGTTGTTGTAGTATGGCTGAAGACTGGCGCAGCGCGTTGTTCGCAGCCGTGCGCACGGCATTGACCGTGCCACCGGCGCTCTGGGGGATAGAGATCTTCCCGGACGACGCGCCTGCCGGATACCCGCGTCCGTATGTGATCTATGGCATCCAGGGCGGCGGGGAACAAAACCTGTTGAAGGCGGATGACATCCGCGCCAGCGTGCTGGTAAAAGCTGTGTCGGAAGACTATCAGCAGGCCATGTCTATGGCGGCGGAGATCCGGGCAAGACTCAACAACAAGGGCTTTCAGGATGTGGCTGTGGGCTACCTGTATGGTGGCCCCAACTGGGACATCTGCACGGTGACATGCACGTCCGGCGTGATGTACACCGAAAACATGAACAATCGTATCCAAATCCGGCACGTTGGCGACCTGTATGACGTGCGGATGCAAGCAAAATAAGAGGAGGCATTATGCCCCAATTGAACGGACCCAACCCGCTGTTCATCATCGACGGCGTGACCATCAATGCCGAATTCATCGAGGTCAGCCTCAAACGCCAGAACGAGGTCAAGGATGCCTCGCGCGGCACGGGCAGCGATAAGCAGGTGCAGGCCGGGCAGAACTCGACCACCATCAATTTTACGCTCGCCTACAACATCGGTACCGTGCAAAACATCATCACCCACATTCAGCCGGGTGCGCGCGTGCAGATCGAGTACGGGCCAGAGCAGGCGGTGGCCGGCAAGCCACGGCATGTGCAGTATTTTCTGATCGATAGCCTGGACGGGCCAAAGCAGAACACCAAAAAGGACGTGGTGAACTTCGTCGGCAGCGGACAGAGCGATGGCACAGCCTCGGTCGACTTCTACACCGGAGGCGTGTACTAACGATGGCATTCGATATCAAGATCAAACGCATTTCGTGGGGCCTGGTCAAAAAACTGACTCCGCTCAGCAGCGCCGTACAAAACGCGATGGCGAACGGGGGCAGCCTTGACGCGATCACGAAGGCGATGGACGAGTTTCAGACCGCCATCGCCCCGTTGATCCTGTCGATTGGCGCGGATGCGTTGGTGGACGATGCGCCGAAAACCCTGGATTGGAAGGATCCTGCCTCGCAGGACTGGCTGGATCGCGACGCCATGAAGCAATTGATCCAGATGGTCATCGGTGCCGAGGAATCGGCAAAAAACTAGCGTGGTACGTCGGCATCGCGCGGACGGCGCCCCACCGCGTTTTATTCGATGCCGACGAGAAATACCGCATTAGCCGGGCGCTGCTGGCGCTACGGATGCATATCGACCCGCGCCAGATTGACGAGATGGATGCACAGGATGTTGAGGATTTGATCGCCATGTCCGAATTCGTTGGAGGCCATTGATGACGCAGGCACTGGAAGTCGCCAGCCTCTTTACCACGCTCGACCTGAAGGATGCGCTGACCGCCGGGCTGAAGAATGCGCGCGGGCAAATCCAACAGTTCAACAGCGGGCCGATGGAGGACCTGGCGCGGAAGGCGAATGCAGTTGCCAATGGAATCACGGCGGCGTTTCGGGCGATCCCGTTTGCGGCGATCTTCGTCGGGGCGATTAGTGAGGCCGATCAGATGCAGCAGGCAACCGCCAAGCTGGATTCCGTGCTCAAATCCACGGCAGGCGCGGCGGGCGTATCGCGCGACAGTATGCTTAAACTGGCGAGCAGCATGCAGGGCGTAACGCGCTTCTCGGATGATATGGTGGTCGGCGCAGAATCTGTCATGCTGACATTCACCAGCATCGGCAAAGACGTGTTTCCCGACGCCGTCAAGGCTGCCGCGGACATGACCAGCATCCTCGGCGGAGATCTGAATGCTGCGGTCATCCAAGTCGGCAAAGCGCTCAACAACCCAATCGAGGGCTTTACGGCCCTGCGGCGCGTGGGGGTGAGCTTTACGGCGGCGCAGGAAGCGCAGATCAAGGCATTGCAAAAGAGCGGTAATCTGCTCGGCGCCCAAAAGATTATTTTGAAAGAACTACAAACCGAATTTGGCGGCGCCGCAGAGGCAGTCGGCAATACGTTTGCCGGAAAACTAGACATCCTCAAAAACAGCATCGGAGACTTGCTAGAGACTGCCGGAAATGGGCTGTTGCCTTTCTTGAGCGGCTTCGTGGATGGGCTGACCGGCATGATCTCGAAAATTGGAACACTCGACCCGGTCATCGTTGGTTTTGTGGCGACGCTGGGTATGGTTGCCGTGGCCGGGGGACCGGTGGTCGGCATCCTGGGGGCGATATTGGGGCCGGTAGGCTTGATCGCCACCGGATTAATCGCCTTAAAAACCGCATGGGATGTCAATTTCGGCGGCATTCGTGGCATCGTCGAGGGGGTCTGGAACGATATCCAGAAGCCGCTTAAAAACATGGCGGATGCCGTAGGCAGCCTGTTCGGCGGGATCTTCGGCGGGCTGGATGGGAGTGCCATCAAGGTGCCAATTGAGGTAGTGGCGCAAGAAGGGCTGACCGCCAAGGGCGATGTTAAACGTGGCCTCCAGAAGACCATTGAAGAAGGGTTTGACAACGTCGATTTTAAGGGCAGTTACGACCGGTTGGCTGAACCGTTGGGACTGCGCCTGGCGAAAGCCATTACTGATGCATGGGAAAACAAACTTAAACCTGCCATCGGCGATCTGGGGCGCAGCCTGTGGGGAGAAATTATCAAAGTCTTCAACATTTCGCCCGATACGGCAAATACGCTGAAGGATCTCGCCAAAGGGTTGTTGCAGCCGTTGATCGACGGGTTTAAAAACCTTTCCAACATCAACTGGGGCAATATGGCAACGGCGGGGACGGTGATAGGCGCCGTGGCGGTGGGTGTGCTGGGCTTCCGTCCGGCCCTGGCTATTTTTGCCCGCATGGAGGCGTTTAAGTGGTTTACCGACTTCCTGTCGCACCTAAGCACCTTTGTGGACGACATTCGCAATGGCGACTGGGGCGGCGCGCTTAAGGAAATGGCATCGGGGTTGATTGCCGTGGGTGGCGCTATTGCCCTCTGGAATCTGGCAGGCGGCGGTATGAATATCCTGGGATTCCTGGATAAGAGTTCCGTTACCACGGGCCGCGCTGCCAACGGCTTTGGCTTGTTGGCGGCAAAGATCGGACTGGTGGCGATTGCCGGGCAGGCACTCATGGATTTTGCCAACAATCCCGAAAATCAGCGCAAGGCCAATACGGTAGTGCAGAACCTGTTGAATATGCTGGAGGGGAAGGGTGTACCACCGATGCCAGCGCTACCCTCCACGCTTGCCGAATCCTATCGGATCGCCGGGGACAATGGGGCTGTGGGCGCAGGAATCTCGATGGGCAAATCAAAGCAGCCTTCGATGTCGGTGATTATGGAACAGGGCGACTTAAAGGCTGTGTTAGGCGACATGGGCAAGGCCATTGCCAAGGTGGCGGCTGAGGAAATCTGGCGTCAGCGGCGTGATACCCGTGCGAAAGAACTCACCCTTTCCGAATTAACCGGACCACAGAAAGACGCCGCTGACGCCAAAGGGTCCGGTGGATTTATGGACTTTGGCAAGATCGCTGATGCCGCTACCACCGCTGCCGAACAGATTAAAACGGCGATGGCTGACGCCGCAGGCCCGGACGGATCGACCGCCACCGGATTTGAGGCATTTGTCGGCAAAGTCACGCCGAAACTGGGCGGTATGGGCGATGTGATCGCCAAGGGCTTCTCAGGGCTGGGTTTCAAAATGGCGCAGCCATTCATGGACTTCGTCGGCTGGCTGGGGAAGTTGTTGATGGGCATCGGTAATACCCAGGGTGGACCCGTGGGACTAGCCACCTTCGGCGCCGCTATTGCAGGCATGATCGGCTGGGCGGTTTCACGAGATCGCGGCGGCGAGGGTAAAGCGGGCCAGATCTATGCCATCGGCAAGGGCGCGCAGCCGGAAGTGTTCATCCCCAAGACGGACGGGCAGTTCATCCCCAACTTTGACCGATTCATGCAGGGCAACGGCGGCGGCACATCATACAACTTCGGCACGGTGAACGTGTACGGCGTGACCAACGTGCAGGACTTTTATGACCAGCTCGAACGCGAGGGCAAACGCCGGAATCAGGCGTGGAGATAATCGATGCCTAGCCCCATACCTACTTTCAACTTCCGGGTGTATCTCGATTTTGACGCGGACGGCATTACCGCAACCGACGAAATTACCGACTATGTAAAATCGGTGGACGGCGTGATGGGCATCGGCGACCCGCTGGAATGTGTGGCAGCGGTCGGCGAGTGCAACATCATCGTGCATAACGGGGATCGGCGCTGGTCTACCGCCTATACGGGATCGCCCTACTACGGCAAACTGGTGCCGTTTCGGGCGATGCGCGTGGATGTGACGGACGGTTATTCGACGTACACCGTATTTACGGGCGTACTGAAAAGCGTGCGACCGACCACGGGGCAGCTCTCCGGCATGCGCGAGGCGACTATCACCTGCATGGATGCGATGGGCGTCTTGCAGGCATACGACATCTCGATCCCGCTCCAACAGAACAAAACCGCCGATTACCTGCTCAAACTCATTGCCAGCGCAGCCTACCGCAGCGCTTATGCCAGCGGCACGATTACGTTTAGCGGGCAAGCCGCAAACAACGATACGGCAACCGTGAACGGCACCGTATATGTTTTCAAAACGACGCTTTCGGGCGGTGGAACCACGCCGAACGAGGTGCTGATCGGCGCGACGGTTGAGGCCACGATCGACAATCTGTACTCGGCGTTATCCGGGCTGCTGGGCTCGGGCACAACCTATGGCACCGGGACGACGCAGCCATCGAGCTGCGCGGCAACGCCGCTGATGGATTATTATCGGACGGTGCAAGTCGATAACCCGGTGCGGTATTACCGGCTGGGCGAGGCTGCGGGGACGAACGCGGCGGACGTTGGCACGAACAATCGCGCAGCGACGTATGTGAACAGCCCAGCGCTAGGCGCGGATGGGGCGCTACGGCGGACCTATACTGGGTTCGATGGCGTGAACGATTACGTGAGTCTGCCGGTGCTTTCGACGCTGACAAATGCATCCTTCAGCCTGGAAGTGTGGGCGCGTCCAACCGTGGCGACGGCGGCGGGAGATCTGTTTTCGGCGTGGGCGGCAGACAGTCTGCATCAGACGTTCGTGCTGCGCCAGTATGGGCGGGACCTGGCGGCGGACTTTTACGCAGATGCGCTCTATGTGTCGAATGTGCTGACGATAGGCGGGTGGAATCACCTCGTGGTTACATATGATGTCGGCACGGATACCTGCGCCTTGTACGTGAATGGCGTGCAGGTTGGGCAGTCGAACACGGGGCCATATTCCGGATCGCCGTCGGTGGTGACGGTGGCATCGCATCGGGGAACCTGGAATTTCTACGCCGGGGATCTGGCGGAGCTGGCGATCTATCCGGCGGTGCTCTCGGCGGCGCGTGTGCTGGCACATTATCAGGCACATGAGGGGAACTATGATGATGCTATCTTCTCGGATACACCGGCGCGGTATTATCCGCTGGCGGAGCTGGGCGGCACGTCGGCAGCGGATTTTGCAGGGGGCGCGACGGGCACGTACACGAACGGGCCGACCCTGGGTAACTGGGAGGCGGGCGATCCTGACCCGTCGGCGTTCTTTGATGGCGTGAATGATTATGTGTCGGCGCCGGTGCTGGACCTGACCAATCGCTCGTACTCGATAGAGTTCTGGTGGAAATGTTGGCAGCCTGCGAATGATATGGCGCTGTTCGAGATTGGGCAGGCAGCACCAACGACGGGGAACTTGCTGACCGTCAAGGTATGGCCGCTGCGTACCATCGGCTTCGAGTTGTGGTATGCGGGCGGGGCGCTCTATGCGCCGAATGGGGCATTCTCCTGGGGCGTCTGGAATCACTTTGTCTGTACCTTTGACAGTGTGTCCGGCCAGGCGAGTGTCTATGTGAACGGCACATTACGGAATACAGCGACCTTGAACGCGTTAATGCCCACCATCGATCATTTCTATTTGGGGCACGGATCGGCGACAGTGCCTTATTACCAGGGCAACCTTGATGAAGTACAAGTTTATTTTTCAGCACTTGCCTCAACGCAGGTAGCAGCCCATTACGCCGCTCGCAGGACAAAACGCGGACTGACGATCAGCGCAAACGCGCGCGGGACCTGGGGCAATAACCTGACGTTGGCGAAAAACGGGGCGAATATCACCGTGAGCGGCGCGACATTGTCGGGTGGCGTAGATGGGCCTGCCGGACTGTTCAGCTACGAAAGCGGTCTGCGGACCTTTGACGTAGCAGGCGACCGCTGGGACGGCGAATCGACCAATGCACTCTCGGCGGCGAACGAAATCACACAGAGCGAGGGCGGTCGACTATGGGTATCGCGCAGCGGCAGTATCCTCTTCAAAAATGGCGACTATCTCTTCCGCACAATCACGCTGCCACCGAAATTGACCTTTGATAGCGATCAGAACGATGCCGATCCGTCCTTAGACTCCGACGCGCTGATTAACCAGATCCGATTGACCTACCGGGTGCGCTCCACGCTGACCACCGGGGTCATCGCCAAAGCGAAAGGCGTGATCGCCGTGCCGGGCAAGTGGGGCAAGGACCGAACCAACCCGGCGGACGATCTGCCGAACGGTGGATCAACCACGGTGGAAATCCCGTACGTGGACAACGCCACCGGGCAACTTGCCGGGGCAGTCAGTCTAAAACTGCCCCTTACGCCGGGTGTGGATTATACAGTGAACGAGGCGCCGGATGGCAGTGGTGTGGACTACACCTACAACGCCAATATCTTCCTCACGGCGGCGATCAATGGCTCAAAGGTAGAGTTGACGGCGCGGAATACCGCACTGGGCACGCTGCATATTATCGGGTTGCAAATTCAGGGTACGGCCCTGGTCGCCTACAACCCGCAATCGTATCCACTCGATGATACGGCATCGATCAACGCTTACGGACGGCACTCGCAGGCGGTAGACGTGCCGCTACCCGTGACCAACGGAACAAACTATATCCAAAGCCGCGCGTATTACCTGCTGAACCGCTTCAAGAACCCCGCGCAGCGCGTGAACACCGTAAATTTTGGCGCACAGACCGTCGTCAATGGCGTCAATCTGTGGGGCATTGAGATTGGCGATGTGCTGGTTATGTCGGACTACCAGACCGCCATCACGTCGCAGCGATATCTGGTGACAGGCATGCAATGGAGTCTGGGCGCGGGCAAGAACGCAGATCGCCAGTTGATGCTCAATGTCCTACGGTTGGACGAGAACACGTACTGGATTCTAGGGGATACGACGTACGGTGCCCTAGGTGGCACAACGAGGATAGCCATATGAAACGAGGAAAACGCTAATGCCATGGACAACACCCGCCACCTGGACAGCGGGGCAAGTAATCGGCGCGACGGATTTGAATACACAGGTGCGTGATAATGGAAACTATCTGCTAGTGCGCCCGTTGAAGGAAATCAAACGCAACAATGGCGCGGACTACACGACTACGATTTCGAGCTTTGCCGACATCGACGGCACAAACCTGAGCGCAACCCTTACGGTCGCATCAGGACGGGTACGGCTGAAACTGATGATCAGCACCTACGCGGACAGCGCGGCGGGGCGCATTGGCGCGTTTGATTTCACGATGGATGGCACGCGGCAGGGGTCAGCCTTTACGCGCGGTCTGGCGCAGTCTTACATCGATACGAATTCGCGGATCATCACGATTGAGTGTGTGATCACCGGCGTGAGCAACGGATCACACACATTCAAACCGCAATGGGCAAGTGTTGGCGCAGCAGGGACGTTGCACATCTATAGCGATTCGACTAATGGACCAGTGACGTTCATCGCAGAGGAGTTTTAAGATGGTTGAATACAAGCTCACTATCCCAGCCTATGTACCCGAAACGCTAGATGCCGAACTGCGAGCAGCACTAGGGGACAGGTATGCGGGGATGAGCGGTTATGGTGTGGAGCAGCCGGTCAGTGTGTGGTTGGTCGATGTGCCAGATAACCCAACCAAGAATCGGATAGAGGCTGTCGGACGAGCGCATAAAGCCACACCACTGCCCGCAGAGGAAGACATAACCACAAGGATCGCGACACTGGAGGATCGGGTCGATAAGTTGGAACAAGGAAAACCATAAGGAAGGATAGGAATCGATGAAACTCAAGTCTCTGTTTATCATTTTGGTGCTGTTTGCAGCACTATTTGCGGCGGCGCCTGCGCACGCCGAAGGTCCGGCTACGCCGGAAGCCACTCCGGTGATCGTCTCGCCCACGGGGCAGCCTGTGGCGGTGCAGATTGTTTCGGAGGTCTCGGTGATTGTCTACCTGGCCCTCGGGGCGCTGATCGGCGGTAGTGGTGTATTGGCAGCCACACTGATCGTCGTGCGTTCGGTCTTGAACAGTCCGGTGTTGATCTCGACACTCGAAAACCTGGCGAAGTCCTGGCCCGCGCCGGTGCGTGAACTGGCGCATGATGTGGGGCAGCTTGCGGCAGAAATTGCCGATGATGTGCCCTATACGACTAAACTTTCTGGCGCCGTTTCTACGGCGGGGACAACGTTGGATACGCGCGCGATATACAATGCGGTTGCCGCAGAAGCGGCGCGACGTAACGAATCGCTGTCAGGTGCGATTTCGCACGTGAAGACGTATGCGACACCGGAACAGGTAGCAGGGCTACCCGAAGCCAAGGGGTAAGCATGGCCACGCTGGACGAAGTGATTGCGAAGTTAGCCGACACAGATCTGATCTACATCACTCCATTTCCACTGGAAAGCTGGGGGGAAAGTGGTCCTGTGCCTAATTTCGCCATCACTGTGGGGCAGTGGCGGGGCAGAGATGTCCCGCCAGTTACCCCTCCGCTCCCACAAAGCACGAAAGGAATACTGATGAGTCTCGGTTTTGATGAATTCGCGCAGGATGTTCGCGACCAGGCGGCGGATGCGCCGCTGCACGTCACACTGGGTCGGGCCGATTTTGCGGACCCAAAACCACCGAGGGACTACGTGTTTAATGCGGTGGAAATGCAGAGCATCTTGCCCAAGGTGTTGGGCTCGGTGGTGATGGTAACGAAGACGCGGTTGAATGTGCGCGCTGTGGCAGGGACGGGCGCTGAGGTGCGGACCGTATTGGAAGCGGGTGTTAAGATCACGGTGGGGACAGAGCGCACACTGGCCAATAAGCATTATTGGCGGAAGGTGATGGCGTGCAGTGTGGTAGCTGCTGTGGGCGGCTTCGTCGCAGATGATGCGGAGTATCTTGGAAACCCTTAGCGCCCCCGATTCCCTCGACGCCAAGTATCGGGGGGCGACGTTATGGCGTGAATTTCATCGGGCCGGGCTCGCCGAACGATATGTTCGAGTTGAGCCGCCAGCTTAAGGCAGCGGGCAAACGGCTGGGGCCGACGGTTATCATCAACGAGTTCAAGGCGCTGGATGGCCTGGATGCGTCCGTGAAAGTCTTCCGGGTGAAGGTCGGAGAAGGGCGCGCCGAGCCGGATCCGTTCGGCTTCAAGAATCAGTATTTTTCACCGCAGGCGTGGTTTGATGAATGGTGGCCTGCGCTGTCAGCAGGCGCTCGACCTGGCGTGTACCTCAAATGGCACAATGAGCTGCGATGGCGCGGCTTATGGGCGCAGCGTATCGCCTGGGAACGGGCGTTTATGGATCTCTGCGCGGCGAAGGGGCTGCATATTCTCTACGGCAATTTTCCGGTGGCCGGACTGGATGCCGACGCGATTGAGGCGCTCGTACCAATGGTTGAGCAGGGCGCGCAGCAAGGGCATATGCTCTGCGGCAATACCTATTGGTATGCTTCAGCGGCAACTGCGGAGGCGATGTTCACCTATATGCTGCAACTGGTGCGCAAGGTCCCATATGCGCCGTGGATGCACGGTGAGCTGGGCTTTGGGGATAACGATGCGGCCTATGCGGGTCGCGCGCCGCTGGAGGCGCTGCTCGCGAATCATGCGCGGTGCTTCGGGCAAGATGCCGGGGCCTATGAAGGCGGGGCGTTGTACGGAGAAAATGGGGCGGGTGGCAACTGGCCACATTCTAACATTCCGCGCGAGGATTTCGACGTGATCGTAAAGGCGAGCGGGTGATTAAAAGAGCATACAGTATCCGAAAAAGCTCTGCTATGATTGTCCGCAATGGTCTGTCGTTCAACATGTTAGGACTCCATGGCAACGTGGCAAACGCGGGAGCATCACCCGCCGGACCACCATACCCAAAATAAGTCGATGACATTTTCGGCGTCGTCAGGGTGTAGGACTTGCAGCCGTCATGATCTGCAAGCGGGGTCGCAGAACCGTTACCGCGATGTGGCGCTGAAAGCGGAAAGGCCCTCTTTTGAGGGTCTTTTTGTTTGTAGGACTATCTATATGCCTCGAATCGCGTATCGTAAAATCCATGCCATCCACTGCCGTCCGGGTTCGGTCATACGCTCCAAAATAGCGCAGCGCTCGGGATAAGATTTACACTCGAAAGCGCTTATGAATAGTTGCTGATCTGCTTCAGAGAGCTGCCGAAATGCGGATAGGAAAACGGATTCTTCTATGGTGAACACGGTTTATCTCCACCCTAATGAGTAGTCGTTGACCTCATTGTCCTGGGTTGGATGGTAGATATCGGAAACATGTTTCGATGATTAAATTCATGGAACATGCCATGTTTTGCTGATTAGAACATTGAACCATACTATCGAAATGCGGTATGGTGTTAGTCCATATTTATCTATACCATAGAGTTTGATGGGAGATATAGCGATGTCTTTGGAAAATCCGCCATCAATTTTAGTGATCCAACCTCCCAAAGGTCACCTGAAACGCATCCAGTTCTTGGCTAAGGCACTCGCTTATGGGGCCATATCGGATCAATGGTCGCCTACAATTTCAGTGAGTCCTGCATTCGAAAATGGGCCTTCCGATGGGTCTGGTGGTACATCTTGGAGAAAATTGATCGGTGAAGAATGGGTATCCAAGGGGCATCCAAACTATGATCTACGCCTGAAAGAATATTTAAGTAATCTCTGGTATAACCAACAACCGCAGGCGTCTTTTCTTGAGGCTTTGGGCTTTCTGTCAAAGAGTGGAGAGCCTTACCGCACCACCCCACAGGGGGTAATTCCAATAGATGCTATTGATTATCTTTTGACGCCCAAAGCATTTGCCTTACTGGAAGAGCCTGAAACCCCTCCGAATATTTTCGTTTCATACAAACGCGATCCAAGTGCGCCCTTTGCACTACTCATTGTTTCTCGACTTCAGGCAAAGGATATCAAAAATGTCTATATTGATATGAATATGGCATACGGAGTGGATTGGAAGAACACATTGCAGGAGAAAGTTAAGCAATGCAGATACTTCATATGCCTACTCGCCCCACAGACAGCTCAATCGGAGAATGTGCGAGATGAAGTGTTGTGGGCGAGAGAAGCAAACACCGAGATTATCCCAATACTGCACAATGCTTTTTTGCCCGACGACACTGGACATCCTGAATGGATCAGGTTTCTGCTGACCAAAAACGGCATATCTGTCCCAACACATCATCCTCTTGATTATATTAAGGCTATTGATCAATTACTCAACCACCTTGGATACGCCCCATTTTGAGTATCCGGCCTATTGCTTGCTCCGCGCTCAGATTGGGATAGGATTTGAAGGCGAGCACGTGAATCAGGGCGCTTTGGTAACCACAGAGCGTCTTGGTACTGTTGCGTATGTAACATAGCTCATCGAAAGACGGGTAGGTCTGAGTATCTTTGTAAAGTGGGGTCATCAGAAAAACATGGTCTGTGCCAACCAAACCCCCCCCCATAGGCCGGTAATTGTGCCATAGGCAATTACGGCAAATAGAGTTCCCGCATCTTTATCGACTACGTCGACCAGGGCGCCGAGGATACTACCGACTATAAAGCCCCCTCCCCACCCGACTAACCACAAGACTGCCAACGTGATACTCTGCCGAATTTGCAAAGCCATCACGAAACTGCCAGGTTGGGCCAGTTCTCTTGCAACAAAACCTGTACCCAAGGAGCCTATACCTGCACCAATAATTAAGAATATGAATGCGTATATATTCTTTGAAGTGACTGTGAGCGCCATAGAAGTGGTTGAATTGGGATAAACAAGATATGCAAATAAGCCTATGAAAGCATATCCTATCGCCCATATACCACCTAACGCAATGGTTTGGAGCCAGCGGACATTTACAACTGCACTCAATACCAAGCCGGACATCATCCCGAGCATGAAGCCGGAGAGCATAAAACCCAGGACCATATTTCCTATTTTTGATTGAGACTGCGGCGCAATCCATACTACTACAAAGCTGGGAAGTAATAGGGCGCCACTCCAGACAAGCGCCATCAATATCGCTGTAGTTGTGACACCTACTCGCGGTGGGGCTTCGGGCGAGCCCTTTCTTTTGATAAGAGCAACAGCTACATAGACAACAGCCCAAATGACCAAGATCAATGGATTAGATGGTATTGATTCCATGTGAACCTCATCTATATGTCCTTTTAACACGGTGAATCCACAAAGTCTGTTGAATTCAGTGGAAACTGCTTGCGACCTTATACTCCTACACACGTAATATGGCTGTGTGTACTAATCAAGATTGTTCAGAAATCAGTCTCTTTTTGATTTGCTCAAGGACTTTCTTGTTGTTGCCGTCAAGGCCGGGATTTTCAAGGATACGCTCTATACGGTTTACGGTATCGGTTGGGCGGCAAAAGTTTTTTAAGTGATCATAATTTAGGTATATCTCCTCTGTGCCATCGATGTTCCTAACCTTTATTACGAACTTTTTCAAGATTGAGATCAGACTCAAATCCTCTTGTGTATGTTCAACAAACCAGTTTTTGGCCTGTTCGGGAGCTAATTGAAACCAGTAGTGCATGACTACATATAGGTACGGTGTTTGTAAAAAGGAATCATCTCTAGAGGCAGTGTAGATTTTCTCTAAAGCTAGATTCTCGATCTCGGCTAAGAAATCACTCGTTAACAATGGGGCAATGTCTGTTCTGAGGCTACCATATTTACCCAGCTCGTGCCCAAATTCAGTGATATGGAAAACAATGGTTTCAAGTGCATCGCTCCCATTTATTGCGGCTCGAATAAGCTCAAACCTCTCTGTTTGTTTGATTATCTTCAACTGTGCTCGATTAAAATTAAACAACTTCGCATTAATCGACAACGCGAATATGTCTCTCACTTCATTTTGTTCCAAGCGGAGCCATTCATCACCAACCTTTAGAAACGCGCGCACAATCGAGGCTACAATCCCTTCGGAAGGTGTGTCCCTCAGATAGTCCTGCATTTTAGACAAAAGTAGGTGAACTCGAAGCACACCCTGCGGCTTATCTTTAGCAAATTGGAGAAGCTTGGTTACAAACAGGTGTTCATCGGATGCAAGACCTACTAGCTCACGCATCTCGGCATTTGAAATGTCAATTCCTGTAATCGCGAAGCGGAAATAACGATCAAACTGATCGATAGCACTCACCCTATTTCTAATACCGTAAACAGATAAAGTTTCAGGGGAATATTGGGCACCAAAGAAAACAGCGTCAAGTATTGGGAAGCAATACGCTAATAGTATTTTTATTGTCTCTTTGTCATTTTCGTTGATTTCTTGGAGCCAGCTATCGTGAAAGGCACGTTTTTCTTGGAGAGGATTGTAACCGGGAATCGTAGATAATGTAGCTGGATGAGCTCCAACAAACATATCTGGATTCGTCCTTATAACGTTATATACCGGAGGGCAAAAAATCCGAAGCGTCTCAATAATTATGAAATCGACAGGATCCACCTCACCCCTTAAGGCAGAATAGGTTACGCAGAGCGTATTGCTTAGACGAACCAGATGACGGGGCGAGTCAATGAAATGCATAATATGTTCTTGCCATTTATTCCAATTATAGGCGGTATTAGTAAACGGTCCTTCCTCGGAGACATGTTTTGTCATATCAGCGAATATATCACCAAGCTTGTCAAGCATAATCTGATATAATGCGTGTCTTGGTGGTAGAGGAAGATGGATGGGTAGCTGAATAATCTTGTCCAGGTATTCCTCGCCAGACAGGGGGGTCTGCATCTCGTTCAGGGCTTCACAGACTATCTTATGAGAAAATGCGAGCACATAGATGGTATTAGGTAGATCGGCAACAGTTTTTACGACCCCGATAAGTAGCTTAATTTCCTCTTTTGCGAGTCGATCTATATCATCTATTATTATTAGGATTTTTTGATGGTAGCTTATACCCAACAGTTTCCACCATAGTTTTTGGAAAATACGTCTCACCCGACATTTTGCCTCCTTTTTCTCTAAGATATCTCTCAACTGTCTTTTTGCGTCTATTATGTCTCTTTGAGTGGGTTGAACGACCTTACCTATTGCTTTAGCATAAGGCGCCGCTGGCCCGGTGAGCGCTGATCCAGCATCCAGCAATTTGGCAATAGATCCTCTCAAACCTGGCCTAAATAATTTACGAAACCATCTGAATCTCTTTGGGAATAGACAATCACTAATTTCGCTAAATAGGTGACGTGCAAGTCCTTCCTGTCCAGGGAACCACCACGGATTAAACCGCACAATGATCGGACGCTTGGACTTCGGATATTGATCTAGGTAGTGTTTGATGAAGTTGAGCATTGTGCTTTTCCCGGTACCCCATTCTCCATACACTCCCACCACGAAACCGTCTTTCGCTGGAATATTAATTAACGCCTTGGTAAGTGTTTGGGCGAGTGGTGCATAACCCAGGCGGTCCTGGGCTGGGTCTTCTAATGGTTTATCGGCGGAAAGCAAATCGAACATAGTTGGATTCGGCATCTCGACAATCCCTGGAACCAAGTATTACATAAAGATAATTGTACTCCTTATGCTTTTGGGGCCCAATAGTTCTAAAGGCATACTGATTTACGCGATGTTGTCAGTATCAAAAGTACCCCGGCAGGCGCCGGGGCATAATCGTTTTGATTCTCATTTTGAATTCAGTCGTCCTGTCGTAGCGGCTTGGTGAATCGCTCTATGTCATCTGGTCGCGTAGTTGTAGGAGCCGCGAAACGCTGGACGGTTCCCGCCCCGGAAAAGATCACTCCTTCAACGAAACGCGAAACTCCGTAGATGTGAAGTCAAACACCTCCATCAGCGGTTCAGTGACAATATATACCTTGCCCGATTTTGAGTCACGGTCAAACGCGTACACGCGATATAGATAGTATGTTTTAGGGTGGTGATCGGCGAAGGTTCGCTCATTAGCTGTCATAAAAAACGGGGTTTGAATATCGCCAGTGGTCGTCTTAACCTCAATATGTTTCACTGTACCTTCAGGAGTATAGGATTCGATATCGTAGCCGGCACCGTCGCCTTCAATCACTGACACGTGACGAACTTTTTTCGCGAGATCGGGATGCCCCGAGTTGATCAAGTTTTCTCGTTCTTGTTCCACTACTAGCCGTTCACCATCAAGGCCGAGCTGGCGATTTTCTTTGTCGAGGAGTGAGTAATCCGCGATTTTTCGCGTCCTAAATTCCGTTGTGGTAGTGCTCTTTGCCCTGCGTCGCGGGACTGGAGCCTCGATCAAAGGTTCATCTTGAATCGAGGTGTTCTCCGAACCATCCGAAGTCTGAGTCAACTGGAGGCCCATTCGCTTGAGGACCGGAGCCCCAATTGGCCAGTCCAAAAGTTGCCACTGGAAGTACACGGGTTTTTCCCGCGCACTGTCATGTGAGAGGTATTTCAGTCTGCCCAGATATGTATAGTCTATATCTTTGCGGGTGCGCAGAAAGAGGTAGATTGTGTTGACCAGCTCATCGTGTGCGATGAATGCCCGAATTCGCTTTTCTTTTAGGGTCTGGCTTGGTTGTGATTGCCATGACAGGACACCATCTACAGTGATCCCCTCATCAAAAACATGATTGCCCTGCTGCATTCCAAAAGTGACAAGGAATACAAAGTCGCCGGGACGATCGGGAATCGGGATAATGCCCTGTAATCCCCACGTACCTGTTTGAGGAGTGAATACTGTATTTTGGGCGAAAATGTCGTGCACATCTTCTCGCGAGAAGTCTTCATGTAGCTTGAGTTCACGAACCAT